CAGATGTGTAACAGAACTTAAGTCTGTCGCCTTAGACCGCTCGGCCATGTGAGCTATTTATATCGAAACACGATAAATAAATCATTTATTTTTATTTTCGGAGGGTTTTGCTGTAATGGGATTATAGTTTTATGATAGTAAAACTTTAAGTTATTTTAATATATCATAATTTTATTTTTTATTACCCTGTCAAATATTATCAAATATCAAATATTAATTATTAATTATTACTATATTAAAATTAATATATAAAAATAATTTCTATAGGAATAATATGAATTTTATTCCTCGCTGTATTTCTAAAATTCACCAAACTATTACGCCTTTGTACGGACGAGGAAGTTATATTATAGATATCAAAGGTAAGACATTTCTTGATATGACATCAGGAATTGGTGCTTTAAGTTTGGGTCATAATCATCCGAATGTCAATAGATATGTTAAGAAACAAATTGATGATATTGTGCATGTTCCCCAACAAGTTTTCCAATCAAATATTCAATTGGAAAAATTGAATGAAATTTTATATGAAACAATGCCTAATAAATATCTAAACCAATTCTTTTTTGTTAATAGTGGTTCCGAAGCAACCGATAATGCTATCAAAATCGCCCGTAATTATAATAAACGCACTAATGTATTGGCATTTAAACGTGGGTTTCACGGAAGAACTATTGGAGCCCTTTCTATCAATAGTTCAAATAATTTTTGTAAGAAAAATGTGGGTCCATTTTTACCTGGGGTATATTATTGCGACCCATTCAATGAACAATCCCTCGATGAAGTATTCCAATTATATAGCTGTCCTGAAGATATTTCCTGTGTAATATTGGAAAGTGTACAAGGTGAAGGCGGAATAGTTGATATACCAATACCGTTTATAAAAAAACTCAGAAATGTTTGTAAGGAAAATAATATAGTAATCATTGCGGATGAAGTACAATGTGGTGTAATGAGAACCGGAACTATGTGGAACATTCAATCCAAAATAATAGACCCAGATATCATTACATTTGGAAAAGGAATTGCCAACGGATATCCATTGGCGGGATTGGCCGCAACGAGTGAAATTATGAATAAAATGAGTCAAGGTATATTAGGTGGGACCTATGGTGGTAATGCTTTGGCATGTGCCGCGGCGTATAAAACCATACAAATCATTCAAATGTCAGACTTTCAAATCAATATGAAAAGTTTGATGATAAAAAATAATATAGAACTAATTGACGGTGTTAAATGTGTCCGTGCTTATGGACTAATGATTGCCATTGAACTAACTGATGTCTCGATTACACCTAAATTAGTTAGTGGGTTAAGAGAAAATGGTGTCCTAGTTTTAACAGCTGGTTTTGATAGTAGTATTATACGCCTTTTACCACCATTAAACATTTCGTTTAGTGAAATAAAGGAATTCATTAGTGCATTTACTCAAGAAATGGAAAATATAAATAAACAAATAAATAAACAAATAAATAAACAAATAAATAAAAAAAACAAATGATTTATAATAGGTTATTTACAATTAATATTATATTAATAATATTAATATAACAGCATCTAATCTACGATAGAATACTTAATCTCTGGTCCATATTTTTTATTAGTTTTTTTACCGATAATAACAACATTGTCGCAAACACGACGAACAAGTTTAAATTCATATTTTTTATATTTTGTCCAAGTTTCATGGGACAATGATTCAACTAGCTTTGGATTATCATTAATTATTTTCGAAGCCTTTACTAGTTCCTTAGATGATAATGTTCCAGTCATGATTATAGAGTATCGAGTGTTAAATCGCTATAAAAATACTCAAGTGTAATATCACAAAAATATTCCAAATAACTTATTAACAAATTTTTAGAATATATATTTACGAACCTTTTTTCTGGTATTAGTTTTGTTTTTAATTTATTCCGTGAATCAATCAAGTTGGTATATTCAATAATATCGTCAGTATTGGTGTCTTCGATTTTATAGAATGAGAGTAATTTCTCATAGTATTTAATTTTACTATCAATTTTTTTAAGTTTTTCTACTAGTTTATTAGTATCCATAGAATATAGTAATTAAGAATTTTCACCATTCTTTTTTTTTAAACATAAAAAAATATGAACAATTAAGTATTGAACTCTATTTAAGATTTATTAATAGTAATTAAACTAATATTAAATTTCACTAAAAAAAAATGATTGAATATACTTCATTAATCTATAACAATAATATTTCCAAATCTTATTATTGGAAATTCCTAATAATCATTGGTGCTTATTATTTGATGCCCTCGCTACAATTTCTATTATTTCAATCACAAAATAGCGAACTATGTTACTATAATCATAAATGCCTACATAGTTATGGTATTATTAGATCATTTAACAATTTCATTTCCAACATATTTTATATTATATATGGATTGATATTTATAATTCAAGTTAAACTAAAAACGGAAATAATGAATGACCTATCTGAAAGCGAAGATATTAAATCTCTTTATTATTGCTTGGGAATAACGTTAATATTAGAAGGTATATCATCGGGAATTTATCACATATGTCCATCACGATTAAATTTCCAGTTTGATACAACATTTATGATAATTGGATTACTAATGGCATTCTTAACACTGTATAATAAACGCAATCACATACATATTTTGAATCCGTTTAAATTTTACTTACTAGTGTTTTTCATCCTAATATTAAATGTTTTATCATTGAATAACAATGGAAATGCTATACAACTATGGTTTTGGGGAATATTGTTTATCTTTATGACCTACATTATGTTGTTTGGTTCTATTTACATCTATTTCGGAAATCTATATGAACTAAATATTAATAATTTCCGGTCATTGATTAAATATATAAAATCCCAAGAGAAAGATACACGACGATTAACTCTTATTGTGTTATTAAATAGTTTCAATGTCGGTTCTTGTTTATTTGCTGCTTTGGCCTTACCAAACTTTACAGGATGGATACTAATGGTAACCAGTATAAACCTATTTATATATTTCACTTACTATATAATAATTAAGATATGTAATGGCGAAAGAATTCTATTAGTTGTAGGAATTGGGATAGTTGTAGATGTTATCGTATTATCAACCGCCTTGTATTACTTTGTTCATTATCCTACTAATATATTTCTTACACAAAATGAATCGGCAACACATAATAAGGACTGTATACTGTTTGGGTTCTTTGATAATCACGATATATGGCATATATTATCATCGGTGGGGTTGTATATGTTTATGAACATACTTTTATACATTGACTACGACTTAGAAAATACAGAAAAAATTGATTTGTCTAAGCCTAAAACAAATGGAAATACAAACTCAAATACATTCAACGACTTCTAATAATCATGCTTGGCTGCGAAACTTGCGCTCGAAACTTCAAAGATGCTCTTTTTGAGTTATCTAATTGTTATCCTGAATTGGATTATCCTCACATCAATGCCTACTACAAGAACTTCAAAAGACTCAAAACCGATATAATCAAATGTGGTCTTATGAATGATATCATTGAACACGTTCAACAAATCGAAGATGCTTTCGATAGAAATGAAATACCATATGATTTCATTGAAGGACATCGATGTGTTCATTGTATTGCGTGTGATTCCAACATAGAAATTTCAATATGCTTTACTGATTACTTATACAATACATTGTGTAAGTTTATCATTGAAAATAAAGAAATATTTGATATGATGGAAACACAACATAATTTGTACTACCTCGAGTTCAAACATACCCTCATTTGGTTAATAAAGAACTATGACAAGAAATATAAGGACTATTACAAAGAAATTTTTGGATTGCCTTATTTCTTGAATGTGCCGATCGAACACTACAATAATCGCGAAAATGTTTATTTCAGCGATATTATTTGTGGTCATCCAAAGGCAAGTCATGGATGGTGTTATGAAGCAATGGAGAACTTGCGAGAATTAGGATGTTTCTAAACCAAAAAACAAAAAAAACAAAAAAATTGATTATGTATATTTTTTATTTATTTAGATATTCTCTTTATCAACTATGGCTAATTACTGTAAAATTGAAATAGATTGTTGTCCAGGTTTTCCTAGACCAACTAATGTGTTAACCTGGGTATTAGATACAATTAAAGAAAATAATGATATCAACGAAAAACAACTGAAAGTATTAGATAAATGGTCTACATTGATACCGCGTGGTGGTGGTAAATTTGGTCATTTTATATGGAAATTACCTCTTGATTTAGATGATGCTGATTACGAAAAAATTAAAGACCAAATAATGGTCGAATTGACTAAATATTATAATAGTCAAACAATAAGATATGGTAGTATTTCAAATATAGTAAAATAATGTTCTTGATAAATTTATATTTACACATATTTTTTTTAATTTTAATAACTACTATTAATGACAAAATATTGTATGATTAGATTAGATAATTTTTCTGGAAAAAGTATAGATAGTAGCTTATTGACATATTGTTTGGATACTATAACCAAAGAAACACAAGATAATGATATCATAAAAACTCTATGTACTTGGAAGAATCATATTAAAACACAAAAAAAGTATATTATGTCTTGGAAATTACCGTTTGATTTAGAAGATAGTAAATATGAAATAATAGAAAGAATGTTATTAGACAAGTTTGTTATTTATTACAACACTTTAAATTTAAAATACATATCAATTAAAAAATTGATTTAAATTATTAATACAGTATAAATCACACACATACAATATAATCATGGCATCATTTTCAAACGCATTCAGTTACGCTTCGAACATTATTCAAGGAGAAAATGGAGAAAATAAACTTAGAACGTCTAATAAAGCTAGACTTGATTCTTTTAATATACTATTGAAAGAGAGTTCTGAACATGAAGTAAAAGAAAAACTTAAAATGATGTTTGATGAATATAATAATGAAACAGTAGAAACACTTAAGAATGAAATGTTTACAGATATATTTGTATTGGCGTTCCATAAGCGCGCAACATCAAAGAAAATCAATAATGTACAACTGAGTGATGGTGAAGGATTTAAGAAACTCTTCTATATGTATATTCTTGAACTTTATATTCGGTACCCAGAAATTGTATGTGAATTTGCTATTAGTGGTCTCTTTGCGGTTTTTGGTTATTGGAAGGATTATATTCAAATCTGGACTATGATTAATGAAAATGATATGTCTCATGAAGATAGATATACGACATACAATAAATTAATCTTGGCACTTAGAGAAGGTATTCTTAATCAAAGACGTATTGATATTGAAACCGTTCGTCAGTTTTGTAAGTCTAATGACTTTGACTTTGATTTTAGTACGTGTGAAGAATTCAAGGAATTTATGGGAAATCATAAATTTGACAAGACTATTTCATTTGTTGGGAAATATTGTATACGTGAAAATTCAACCTTTAATAAGAAATGTTATTGGTATAATAGCAATCTTAAGAAGGAAACACATATTGCTTTTATGTGTCGGACACTATTGACAAAGACTACCCGTCGTGGTTCGGTTTCATTTAGTGATCAAGAT